GTTTCCTAATACCCAGCCAAGCATAGCGGTGTCAATGCCGACAAGCGTAAACGTAGTTTCATTTGCGGTACTTTTAATATCGCGCTGTGTGTCGCCTACTTTCATAAGTAAGCCTACAGCGTCAAAAGGCTGGCTGTCTACCGCAGTAACAGTTAACGCTTGCGGTGTAGTAGCGAACCTATAAACCGCTTCAGGTGTGGTCACGCGCACAAAGTCAGCGTAACGTATGTTGTTAGTGTCGGATACTTCTGGAATTACATTCATAAGACACTCTCGAATGCTTTAAATGTTCCCGACCATTGTATAAAAGAATCATTGGTCATCGGAACTAATGTGTACGTAGGGTAATCCCGCAAAATTACCTGAAAGGTTACACCCGTGTATGTTGCACCGCTCATTGATACGGTAGTGCCAAACTCGCCCATAACGGCATTAATCGGGCTTGTAACAGTTGTTATTAAATTGCGGTGTACTGGTATGGTTACCGTTGAACCGCTGCCTCTGAGTACGTCTGCGGTGGCTATATATGAATACAAACCCACTTGAACAAAATCGCCTACGCGCACAATGCTAATGCTAGAACTAATTGCCGGAAGGTTGCCTAAAACTAGGCTTTTATTAGCCGAACTGGTTTGCCATTGACATGTCGTAATTTGCCCTGATGATAGATCACCCTGATATTTAATATAGTTAACCCAGCCCGTGGAGCCAAAATTAAGGTATTGAGGCAGTGCCTTGTCAGGTATGCGAAGTGAATTTAATAGACCCCTGCTTTGGCTATAAAGCAAATAATTCATCGGCTTCATTTCAAACGCGAATGGCACGACAGTAATAATTTCACTCGTGCTAATGCGTTGGTTTCTACTAATAACTTGTCCGACAAAACGTTGATCGTTTATGCCTACGCTTTCAGAATTAGCGAGTATTAAATTTAAACTCATTTTTATCTACCTGCTGGAATACTACGGTTTGCAGATTGATTCATGCTCCAAATCGTCATCTTGTTTTTAGCTAAAAATTGAATGCCACTTTGTGTGTCAATGGCTTGCATGTTTTGTATGACTGGGCCATTGTAAGTGACGCCACCACCGCCCATAGCATCTGCTAAATTGTTATTTGGAATAATCGCGCCCGACCTGCCGGGTATAAATAACTCTGGGCCATTCTCACCCACAATGCTTGGCCCGGTAATCGTGCCACCGTTTGCGCGTACCGGAAAAGACAAAGCACCCGCACCGCCAGCGGTACTTCCAGGGCCAAACGCTGTAGCGCCACCTGCGCCTGCACTAAATGCACTCATCGCAAAACCAATCCCCATTTGAAGCAATTGACTAGCCTGCATTTTTAACTGTATTTTGATAATGTCTTTAATAACGCTTTCGGCAAAGTCACTAAAGGAAAGTTTCCCACTGTCTACAAAGTTATCAATGGCGGTATTCATGTTACTAACTAAACTGCCAAACATGTCAGCCGCCATTGCCCCATAGTTTTGTGCATCTTCGCTAAATTGTGCAAAGGCTTTGTTCCACCCAAAACTAAAGGTCATTTGTGACGCAATGGTAGCATCTTCCATTTGACGTGTAATCATTTCGTACATACTACCTAATCGTTCAACCTCTAATGCTTGTCTGTCATACTCTGCTAAGGTTTGAGAGTCTGCGCCCTGTCCTGCTGCCTTCTCGCGCTTGTCTGATATTTCCTGTAGCTTCGCACTTGTAGCGTCTAAAACCGCATTAACGGCTTCCTGTACGCGTTTCTCGTTAGTAGCCATACCAGCCATGCTTGCTTTGATTTGTAGCATCTCAATGGCGTGTATGCGCTCACGTTCAAACTCAGCAGAAACTAATTTAGCTTCTTTAAGCATATTAGCTGTTTTGTCTACTGCTCTAGGGTCAGTTAAAGCAGGTGCTTGTTGTTTAACTATAGCTAAACGGTCATCTCCTGTGTCTTCTTCGGTTTGGTTTTGTATAGCTTTTAATTCGTCACTATACCGCCAAGCGTTTGCAATCTTTTCTTTTTGAAACTGGTCAAAGTCTTTTTCGTTTTGTTTTAGTTTAGCTAACACGCTTGATTGTTTAGCTAGGGCTGACTCTTGCGCTTGGTCAGTAATAGCCATAGAGTATTCAACGTTAGCCATGACATAGCTAATGACATCGCCTGCGTGTTGTAACACTTGTATAAAGCCACGCACAATGTTTATGACATTACCTATGGCATCAGCAGTAAATGCAAAACCATACGCAACATTGTCCAACCATCGTGGCAAGTCTGTGCGTATGATTTCCTGTATGCCAACTCTTAACTGGTCTGATTCTATGTAAGAATTAAACATTGCTTGCGTAATGTTGTTTAACATCGGCAACACAGCGGTAGCTATTTCGTTAGCCAAGCCTGTAAAAATAGAGCCTAATTGCGTCAAGCTGTCATTAAATTGCTCGGCTGATTTGGTTGTGTCACCGCCAATTACTAACCCTAATTTTTCCGCCTCAGCACGTAACTTTTCTACACCATCACGCCCACCATTTAGCAGTGGTATTAATTGTGCGCCTGAACGACCAAACAAGCTCATGGCAATAGCAGTTTTATTCGCACCGTCTGCCATACCTGCAAATCTTTCTGAGATTTGTAGCATCGCTTCGTCAGTGCTTTCTAAATTCTTGTAATCGATATTGAGTGCGTTAAAGCCTTTTAGCGCTTCGCCAGTGTTCATTGCAGCGTCGCTCATGCCCTTCGATAGCTTGGCCATGCTAAGTACAAGGGTGTCTTGGCTAACGCCAGCCAGGTCTGCTGCATAAGCTAAAGCTGAAAGACTTTCCGTTGTGACGCCAGCCATCTGTGCTTGCTTGGCTAACTTGTCCATGTTATCAATAGACTTTTTGGTCATGTACGCCATTGCTGTGCCAGCAGCTAAGATAGCAACGCCTACAACTTTGGCGGCATCTTTAACCTTTTCTAGCCCAGCCGTTGCGCCTTTTAACCCTGATTGAAACTCCGCAGTGTTAAGACCAAGCGCTACACCAAGTCGAGCAATATTTGCCATTACATACCCTTCGTTAAAATTGCAGGTGCGCCCGGACTCATAAGCGCAAAAGCTAAAAGACTTTGATTAACTTGTGTTTTCTTGTCTTGTTCGCTTAATGGCGGGTAAATGTAATCGTAAGTATTGGGTATGATGTCACGCAACTTATAACCAGTCTTGCCTTTAGGTAACATTTTATTAAACTGCCCTGCGGTTAGGTTGCCCAAAACTTCAAGCAATCCAATGTTACCAATCAGCCCTGCGTGGTACATCACAACTATATCTGAAAATGTTTCCTCATCTACTACCGAAGGGTCAGCACCGTGGGCGATTAGGTACGCCTTCACTTGCCTTCGTACTGACCCCGTTACTTTCCCTTAGTAACATTGTAACTTGGGCTGATCGTTTCGCTAATTAACTTTACTAATTCTAATTGAATCGCATAGGGGAAAAGCTCGTCAATCATTTCGTAAGTAATAGTACTCATGTCGAAATTATCTTCCTCTGGCACTAAGTATTGCAACATCAGGGTAATGCGTTCTTGCACGATTGCCTTATCTTTACAAAACTTTTTAATTGAATTGCCATCATAAATAATGTCATCTTCGGTAATAACAACCTTGTCCGTTCCTTCTGTTAAATCTTTGCTCATTTCTTTAAAGAATTTTTTAATTAACAATTCATTCGGTGTTTTTAAACGCTCATTCATCAAATCAGATTCAACAGTTAAAGGCACGCGAACTTTAAACGTGTGACCCGCGAATTCAAAAGACCTGATGCGTAATTCGTCTTTGTTAATATTAAATGCTTTTGAAAAACTGTTCATTTTAATAACCTCTTGGCTTGTTTTGCTTTGTATTTTTCGAGAGCTACACCAAGTGACTTACCTAGTGTGCCAGTGACTTGTGCTGCTGAACTTTCTAACGCTGGTCTTAAATACGGTCTTGGTGACATATTGGCAGTGCCGAATTCTAAAACCATTGCTCTTGCATCACTTTTAGTGCCGACCTGTTTTTGACCTGTTTTAATGTTGTTAAACTTTAACTTAGCCAACTTTTTACCTGATGCCGTAGTAACTGCGCCGATCACAACATCGCCTGGAAATATATATTTAGAACGAAAATCTTTTTTCCTCGTCTTTCTTGCTTCAACCTGTAGGCTTGCAGCTAATGCGCCCGTGTCTTTAGCAACTAAAGAACGCGCTTTTTCTAACACGGTTTTCATTGATAAACGTACCGCGTTACGCATGATGTTACTTGCGTCTTTTTCACCGAAATCATTACTTATTTGTTTAAATAATTCGGTTGTTTCAGCCCAACCCTCAAACTCAACTTTAACTACCGTTGCCATTGCCATCACCTTTAATTAACCGATGGTAAATACTATTATTGAGCTTCATAACGTAATCTGTCACCTCATCGGGTGACATGTGATAGGCGTGACGCGAGGCAATTTCATGCGCGAGCATGATGCCCGTTATTCGTTGCTGAGTAAACCCAAACCAATTCTTTGTACCTGAGTTGGCTTGGGTTAAAAGGTAGTCTAAAAGTTGATTATTATTTTGTATTGTTGTAGTCATATTTAATCTTCTTTTTTAACTTTCGGTTTAGGAGCAGGGTTAAATTTTGCTAAGTATTGTAAACAAGTTTCGTCAACGCTTCCAGCTTCAACAGTTTTTAAAGCAGCATGAACTTCGTTAGCGTCGACAATTAAAGTCTGAGCTACCGAGTCCAAAGACCTGTAAGTAGTTGCGAGAGTTTTAACTGCATCAGCTAACTTCATGCTGAGTTGCTCCAACCAAATTGATTACCACGCGGGTGAACTGTAAAAATTGCTTTTGCTTCAGCACCCGGCTGTGCATCAATTTGAAACTGTGACACGCGACCATTAAACGCATAATAAATTGTATCTGTACCATCTGTTGCACTAATAATAAACGTGCGATCAATAGTACCGTTGTAAGCATCGCCTCGCAAGATTAAAAGCTGAGCGTCGCTTGGATTCCAAGGGGCAGTAATCGTTAAACTTGTTGGTGCTGATTGAGTCGGTATTTTATCTGATTGACGTGAACCAGCAATTGAAAAATCAACCATCGCATCGTCTTGACCGAACGCAGGAACCGCCTCAACATTAACTAAGTTT